AAAGTTAACTCTACGCTACCTTTGTGGACCAACGATATCTATCGCTTGCCACAAACACAAGCATGGATTGAAGGTGCTCCGGTATCTACAAGCCAAGCTGAAAGTAACAGTCGTTACAACTTAGCGAACTACACACAGATCTTTGCAACTACAATTGCAGCTTCTGGAACAGCTCGTGCAGTTATGCAGTCCGGTGGTGATCCACAGGCATACCAAGAAGTTAAACAGCTGATCGAATTGATGTTCGATGTAGAACAACAATTAGTTCGTAATGATCAAATTGGCACCCAATATGGTGGTCAATCTGGTTCAGCTGAAGGTATCAGTGGTAACAGCCAAACAGGTCGTCGTATGGGATCATTGAGCAGTTTCGCAGGAACACAGTCATTCAATACAACATCTGGTAATACAACAGGCTTTAGCACATGGACAAACAACGCATCTACAGACTCTGCTTCAGAGAATGCAGGTAACTTGATTATCAATGCAAACGGCACAAACTTCTACACTGGCACATTTACAAACCAGGCATTCAGCCCAATTACTTACAAGCAATTGGTTACTGTAGCAGAAGAGCGTTACAATGCTAAAGTTCGCACAATGGTTGCTCCAACATCACTACGCACCAGCATCAGTGATTTGATCGGCACAAGTAACACAAGTATTAACCGTCGTAATGTTGAGCGTGGTGACACGATTCAGACTTATGAAGGCGACTTTAACTACACATACGAAATCTTTGATTCTTGGATCATGGATCAAGCAGGTGTAAGTAACTCCATCTACTTCTTGAATGAAGAAGTTCTACAATGGGGTAGTTTGCGTGACCTCGGTCCTAACAACGAAGTATTCTCGAATGCGGATGCTAGTTTAGACCAGTTCATCATGGAAGGCACATTGATCGTGCGTAACCCAGCAGGCGTTGCAATGTTAAACAACATTTCTACACCTAATGGCTCTAACACACCAACAACAGCTCGTCCAAGCGCATTGGTAGTTCGCGACATCAACACATATTAATTCCGAAGATTAATATAAGTTGGGAAGCCCACTTAGGTGGGCTTTCTTATGACCGATAAGCTAGGCAAGTGGATCTAATAGCCCAGATGTTATTCTTTAACTGTTGATAGTAGGCGTAATTGATTATTTCGGCATGTTCGTAGTCATCTAACCCAAGTTCTAACTCACGCAATTGAAATGATGCCAAGCGACAGTCAGCTTGGAATGCAGACATATCCAAACGAGATTTGGTAATGGGTGTAGTGCAGCCCACTAATACTAGGGCCAATAACAAATATCTCATAACTTGAGTATACACGAATCCACAGTAGATAACAAGGCTTTTTGACTCATAGCTAAATACTAATATGAGCTCAAATCCTAATCAAAGAATCGATACAGATGATGTAAACACAGACCTTAATTTCCTAAGGCAAGACGCAGGCGGTATGATTACTAATCATAATGGTATGGCAGACAAGTTGCTTAAAAACGACAAACTCTACAATGCAATGAAGGGTAATTGGACTAGAACCGATTGGAATGGTAGTAAGAACATCAAAATAACCACTGGACGCGAAAATGGCAAGTTCTATATCACACGCGAACAGATGAATGTGGATGCAATTAAATTGAGAGCAGCCGAATATCGTCGTGCTGCCGAAGCAGGCCTGCCAGATCCCCTGGCACCATTGGGTCCAGATGGTAAGTTAACTTATAAATGGATGGATTTACCCGATGTAATTGCTATCCGTATAAGCGATCAATACTTTGGTGGTATGCCATGGGCCGTAATCAAACATGATCGCACACTAAAAGCACAGTTCTATCGTGTAGTGCAACAAGAGTATCCAGCTTTCGTAACTTTCCCAGGCGGACGCTTACCTATACCAGTAGATGTTCCATATCCAAATAGAGCTGGCGAACAGAAATTCTTTAAAGGTCTTTAACCTATGTATATCATCCCAGACGCAGACACACTAGTCAGTTATCTTAAAGATTTTACTGGCTCAAGTGATGACACAGAAATCAAACAGTGCATATTCCAAGCTGAATTGTTGATGCGTAATATCGAATTACCAGCATTGAGAACTGATCCTTATACCACATTCGGCACAGTAGGTGCTAATCAACTTATGCCTATTCCAACTGATATGAATAAGCCGATCTTATTCTTCCAACAAGGCACATCAGGTCAACCAAACAACACAGGCCCATGGGTAGTGTATGATCGTATTGGTGATCGTGATATTATCACACAAGGTCTTATTGCCCAGTTATATCTAAGTCCTGTCAATGTGCCAATGGTTATCCGTGGTAAGTTTAGTGAAGTAGGCAGTAACTACCAATTCCTTCCTTATGTAGGCGAAGGACAAATATTAAACATGTATTATTATCGTGCGTGGAACTTGTTGTTTACGCCGGTCTCAGGTGGCACACCTGGTGAAACTGTGCAGACTAATCCTGTGCTGCAAACATGGCCAGAAGGTTATATCTATGGTAGCTTACATGAATACTATGTCAAGCGACACAGCGGCGATGATGCACAAATTTACAAAGCGAAATTTGATCTCGCATGGGAAACAGTAGAAAATCAAAACAATTTGGCCAAATGGTCAGGAGGCAATACCAGATTAGTATCGGTATGGCAACCACGACGCGATCGTCAATATGCGGTCAAATAAGGAATAAGAATGTCCACAACAATCCCACCAAACAACAACACTGGTCTATATAATAGCACAAGTAATCCTGTTCCTGTAAATGATAATATTTTAGCCAATAATATCAGCGCCACTGGCAATGTCACAGTCAATGGTTATATCTACAGTGCAGGTTCAATTACCACCAACTCAAACTTTGTTGGCAATTTAATTGGTAATGTCACTGGTAATGTCACTGGTAATGTCACCGGTAATGTAACCTTACCTACCAGCAACACACAGGTAGTTTATAACAATTCGGGCGCATTCGGTGGCACACCTGCATTTACATTTAATCAGGCCACTCATGTATTATCAGTTACCGGTAATATCGCCGGCGGTTACTTCCTGGGTAATGGTAGCCAGTTGACAGGTTTACCACAGTCATATGGTAATAGTAATGTTGTAACCTTATTGGCTGGATTTGGATCAAACACAGTCAGCACCACTGGTAATATAACAGCAGGTTATGTCTTGGGTAATGGTAGTCAACTCACTGGATTACCAGCGACATATGGTAATAGTAATGTTGCAGCATTCTTGCCTACATACTCAGGCAACTTAAATCCCAATACAATTAGTGCTACAGGTAATATTACTGGACAAAATTTAAAAACATCAGGCACATCTGGCAATATTGTCGGTGCCAATTATGTATCAGCTGGTTACTTTGTTGGTGACGGCGGCTTGTTAACCAATGTGGTAGCTACCTCGACATATGGTAATAGTAATGTGGCTGCGTATTTGCCCACATATGGTGGCACTGTATTAGCCAATTTAATTAACTTTACCAACAACAGCGGTGTTATCGAACAAGGTGATCAGAGAATCACTATTACTGGTAACGCTACTCAAGTCAACACAGGTGCTTACTTCAATGATACCGGCGAAGCGGCCATATTTGCCAACAGTTATGTTGCTATAGCTACTAACACTACCGGCAATGTTAATCCAACATGGACCTTTGATCAACTTGGTGATTTATCGGCACCAGGTAATATTACGGCTGTGGGCAATGTCACAGGCAATTATATCCTGGGTAATGGTAGTCAGTTAACTGGCCTACCTGCCACATATGGCAATAGTAATGTTACTACATTATTGGCCTCATTTGGATCAAACACTATATCAACTAGTGGCAATATCACAGGCAACTATATTTTTGGTAATGGTAGTCACTTAACTGGACTAGGCGCTACCTATTCAAATGCCAATGTGACCAGCCTTATGGCCAGCTTTGGATCAAATTCAATTTCAACCTCAGGCAATGTCACAGCAGGTTATCATATTGGCAATGGTTCATTGCTAACCAGTCTTACTGGTGCCAATGTAACAGGCACAGTGGCCAATGCTACCTATGCTACAACAGCAGGTTCAGCTACCACAGCCACTACGGCTGCACAGGCCAATTATGCCAACATTGCCAATTCAATAAGTGGTTCAAATATAAGTGGTAGTGTAGCACAGGCCACATATGCCAACACAGCCAATAGTGTTGCAGGTGGTAATGTTACGGGTCAAGTAGGCAATGCCTTAGTAGCTGGAACTGTTTATACAGCGGCACAACCAAATATCACAAGTGTAGGAACACTAACAAGTTTAAGTAGTTCTGGTAATATAACAGCCAGTTATTTCTTGGGCAATGGTAGTCAGTTAACTGGCATTACAGCCACGGCCAGCCCAGGTGGTGCAAACACACAGCTACAATTTAACAATGCAGGCAGTTTAGCCGGCAACTCAAATATGACCTTTGATGTTACTTCTGGTAATGTCGTTGTTGGTAATATCTATTATAATGGATTAAACATTGTTCCAGGCGGCCAAGGCCCCAATGTATTACCAACTGGCAATACCAATCCAAGTCGTTTGGTTATTGGACAAGGTTATAACGGTAATTTAAATTGGGCATATAATCAAAATACTCCAGGATTTGCCAGCGGCACCGGACCTGGTGCTCGTGTATTGATATCAGACACTTATAATTATTCTAGTAGCTCAGGTGCCACTCGTCTTACATCACTTGCCTTGCAAAATTATGTTGTATTAACGGCCAATGTCACTGGCAGTAATGTTGTTGCTCAAGGTGCAGTCTTCTTTACAATGATTGGTGGTGGCGCATCGGCAAACACTGCTTATGTTAATAGCAGTAGTGCATTTCAGGGATTAAGTGTTACACCTATTGTTGGGTATACCCAAAATGCAAATTTAAGTGCAGTAGGTAATACTAGTATTAGCTTTATGACTGGTATAAGAAGTGGCCCTACTATAAACTATGGCAGTAATGTGGATGTGGTTATGGGATTCCTGTCAGCGCCAACCTATACCAATAACGGAACCACAGTATTTGCCAACATTGGCAATGTGGCAGCATACACTACCTCTTTTTCTGGTAGTAGTGGTAATGCCAATGTTATACAAACTGCTGCCGCAGTTGGATATTACCATCCTGGCGTAACCACCGCTACTACCATATTACAAAGTCCAAATGTTGGAGCCACTATCACCACCGGAAACATAGCCCGAATGGCTACAAGTTATTATGCTTTCCGTAATGACGATGACCTGGCCATGAGTAAATTGGGTAGTTTAAGTCAATTTCACGAATATTCATATGGTAACAATTCAACCACTGGTAGTATTACCATTAACAAGACCAATGGTCAAGTTCAGTATATACCACTTACAGGCAGTTTAACCATTAGTGGATTTAGTAATTTTGTTACTTCAGTAACTAAGCCCAATAATAGTATCAACTATCAAACCGACACAGTGACATTGATTCTAAATCAAGGTGCCACCGGTGGATATAGCGTAACATTGCCCTCAGGTGCCACTTACAAATACGCAGGCAGTGTTACCACAGTCGGTGCTACTGCTAACGCAGTTACAATGATTAGTGTAACAGGTTTCTATAACACAGCGACCTCTGCTACCAATTACTTGTTGACCGTCTCACCAGAGTTTGCATAATGTTAGGTCTAGGTCGCGCTGGTGAATATGCAGGATGGTGGAATACTGGAATTAAATCCATTAAATTCACTGGTAGTTCTGCCATGGTTCCATTAACGGAACAATCACCAGAATACAGTTGGTTGACCAATGACTCAGATCAAACCTGGTCATGTGTTACAGATGGCTCGTATAACTTGACTGGACTGACCGGATTCTCAGGATTTAACAATTTAAGATCTACTTATTTTGTCAGTTACTATTTTTCATCCACTTACTGGCCTACAGGATTAACCAGTATTCCACAGTTCAATGCCTGGGCCCAGGCAGTAGATGTTGGTGGAACCTCTGCAAATTACAACAGTGCATACAATTTGTATGCAAATGGGCCGGTTTACTCTTTAAGATGGGGCGTTGGTATTGCAGGCAATTTTAATACAGGTATAACTTTGCCTGGCTCGTATACTGTTTGGCGTGACATGTGGATAACATTCAGTGCCAGTAGTGCTGAAACTAGTAGTGTGTATACCAATTGGACAGGTGGCACTCAAGGCACCAACAACTGTGCTATTCGTGTGTGTGCTTTTAATACCAAAACAGGTGCTGTAATTACCACATCGGATTCTTGGCAAACTGTTACGGCACCTGCTTTAAGTTCATTGCCATCTACCATTGGCACCACAGGCACAAATAGTTTGTCCAATTCTGGCACAGGTGAAAGTGTTTATCAAACTTATACCAGTAACTGGTGGAATACTTTTGGACAAATGTTTGATCCGTTAAGTATTACAGATACCAGTTGGTTAACTCCTAGTCCCAATGCCACCATAGGCGGAGCCAAGGCCTGGACCAATGCACAGTATACCAATACTATCACTACATTGGGTTTATTACATTATGGTCAGGCTTCGGGACAAGACTTGTATAGTCAAACTAGTAACTATTTGCAAGATTACAGCACCAAAAATTTTACAAATGCTTACAGCACATCAACAATTATAAGGAACAATTAATATGGCATTGACCAATTATTTAGAAAATGCATTATTAAATGCCACAGTAAGAAATACCACATATACCAGCCCGGCCACAGTTTATTTGGCCTTGTATAGTGTGGCACCTACTGCCAGCACCGCAGGCACTGAATTATCAGGTTCTGGATATAGTCGCCAGGCAATTACATTTAATGCACCTTCTGGTGGCTCAGTTACTAGTAATGTCACAGTGACATTTGGGCCTGCTACTGCCAATTGGTCTACTATTAAGGCCACAGCAGTAGTAGATGCTAGCACCAGCGGTAACATCATGTATTTTACCACAACTGCTGCACAGAATATACTATCTGGATCAAATTTGGTCATAGGTGGTGGCAATGTTTCAATAGTATTGACCTAGGATATAGATAATGATTGAAATCGGCAGCGGCGTAACCATAGGTGGTGGAGTAACTATAGGTGATGTGCCAGTGTTCATAACCTATAATTATTTTATTACCGAAGATGGTAACAACCTAGTAACACAAACAGACGACCCATTGGTCGAGGAATATTAAAATGTCAAATGTAAAATTTACGCAACTACCCGATCAAGGTGCCTTAACCGATGCTACCATAGTGCCAACTGTGGCCTCAGGTGTTAACTATACTGTAACTGGTGCTAACCTTAAAACCTATGTTAACTCAACCACAGGTAATGTCACAGCAGGTAATTTATTAACAGGTGGGCAAGTAACAGCCGCAGGCAATGTTACCGGTGCATATATTATTGGTAATGGTAGTCTATTAACTGGTCTACCAGCTACATATGGCAATGCCAATGTCAGTAACTATTTGGCATCAGGCACAAACGGTGCCAACATTGTAACACAGGCCAATGTGGCCGGTGCTTATGTCATTGCTGATGGTAGTGCATTGACAAACCTTACAGGTGCTGCCATCTCTGGCACTATTAGTGTCGCTGGTAACATCACTGGCGCTTACTTAAAAGGTAATATTTCGGCTGCCACAGGTGGTTATGGCAATAGTAATGTGCAATTGGTCCTACAGACATATTCAGGCACCTTGACAGCAGCCACTGTCAGTGCCACAGGCAACATCGCAGGTGCTTATTTCTCTGGTAATGGTAGTCAACTAACCGGCATCACAACCAGTCTAGGTGGCACAATGGTCAGCAATATTGCAGGTGCTGGTTATAGTATCACAGGCCTAGGCACACTATCAGCCACAGGCAACATCACAGCGGCCAATATCAATGGTAACTTAACTGGATCTGGTGCAGCATTAACAGGTATTCCAACCAGCATTGTTGCTGGCACAGGTATTAGTGTAAGTGGCCCAACTGGCGCTGTAACTATTACCAATAACAATCCAACACCTTATACCAATACCAATGTGGCTGCATTCCTGCCAACTTATACAGGTAATTTAACAGCTGGTAATGCTAGTATTTCTGGCACTGTCACTGGCACACATCTAGGTAATGGTGGTGGATTAACCAATGTTGTTACCAGTATTGTTGCTGGTTCGGGTATTAGTATTAATGCATCAACTGGTGCTGTTACTGTAACAGCCACAGGTGGTGGCGGATCTGGCACAAGTATCGCCAATGGCACAAGTAGTGTCAGCATTCCTGTTGCTAATGGAAACATTTATATCTCGCCTACCTTAGGTAGTAATTATACAGTTATGGGTAATTTGGTATTGTTTAATAGCACCGCATCATTTACAACAAATAACTTAGCATCTGGAATTACTACTACTATTGATGGAACTGGATCAACTTTTGGAGCTAGAGTATTATTCACTACAAATATGCGTCCACCGATATATTCAACTACTACTAAACCCACTACAGGCAATTATTTAGGTGATACTATTAGCATTTCAAATAGTCCAACCTACGCTGGCAAATTAGCTTATTGGTGCACTACAGGCACGCCTGCCTGGCGGTATGTAGCTGATGATACAGCAGTTTAAGGATAAACAATGGCCACATTTAACGAAGCAAAGATACCATTTACAAATATGAGTTTTACTCCAGATGTGCCAGCATCGGCCTTAGGAGCCAACGAATATAATAGCGGTTATAATATAGAAACTGACACACGCGGTATTCGTGCGGTGTTTGGTGATGAGTATATTCTAAAACAGCTAAGTTCAGCCAATGGCGTTGTAGGAACTCCAATATTCCTAACATCGGGTTATCGCGGAGTTAGTAATCAAATTTATTGGTTAGTGTTTGCCACAGTAGATGATTCAGGTGCAGGTCGTTGGTATATGCAAGATTCAGCTGGCATTACCGAAATTACTCCTTCTGGTGGGTTGACTGGATACTATGCTGGTATGCCTATAACCGATTGTTGGAATGGCACAGTATTATTCCTCAATGATTCCTTATATCCTCCCATGTATCTGTTGAGCACGGCCGGAACATTGAGAATGTATGATACACCATATCTTGATCAAAATCCCAATACCTATGTATGGAACTACAATCCCGATTGGTCAGCATTATCAGCTGGATTTGTGCGATTATATTCTACACCCAATGTAGGATCAATCCTTATCGCTGGTAATTTAACAGCAGCAGTGATCAGCACCGGCACTACAGCTAACTATCCAACTACAGTGCGCTGGTCGCAGGCCTTTGGACTTAATGCAGGTCCTACTACTTGGACACCAACTATTAGCAATACTGCCAACGAACTAGAAGTCACAGTGCGTGGTCCTGTGCTGGATGGCTTTCCAATGAATGGTAACTTTTATGTCTGCTCATATTGGGATACAGTAATCTTCAGTCCAATCAATTATACTTCAACATCGGCTCCTATTCTAGGTGTCAGACTGTTAAATCAAGGTCGTGGATTGCTAAATGAAAATTGCTGGGCCAATGCTGATACATTAGTATATGGACTTGATGCTCGTGACCTTTGGTCATTCGATGGTAGTAACTTTAAACCCTTAGGTAATCAGCGGGTTAAAAATTATTTCTATCAAAACTTAAATCCTCTCTATACCAATCGTGTGTTTGTGATCAACAACACACAAAAGAATCAAATTGAGATTTACTATCCCGATTTAGCATCAACTGGTTGGTGTAACAAAATGTTGGCCTATCGTTATGATCTGGATGTATTCCAAGCTCCGCGTGATGTAGCCAATGCTAGTCAAGCTACAGAATCACCTGTATGGTCAGGCACTGATTATAATCCTGCCAGTAGAACAGTTATCTACACACAAGGTGTTCCCGATACATTCCTTGTGCAAAAAGATCAAGGACACGAATTTATCGGCAATGTGGCTATTAGTAGTCAGTTCCGCAGAGATAATATTCAACTGTTAAAAGATTATTCTGGACAATTATTATTACATCGTATTCTACCAGAAGTTGTTAATGTCGATTTGAATGGTGTTCCAACAACCGGCACTGGTAATATTACCATTACAGTAGGTGGTAGTAACAGTGTAGGATCCGATCCCACATTTAAACCACCTGTTACTATACCAGTGGCCACTGATAATCCTTGGACACAGATTAACCAAAATGCCTATCGCATTAATACATTGGAAATAGGTGATACTAGTAATGTCAATACTTGGTTGTGTAGTGCTGTCAGTGTGCAAATGACACAGACACAGGACAGTCGTTAATGACCACATTTGCAATAACCGATCCTGCGCATACCATTGCGGCATTAAACTATGCCTTAAGTAATCTTAACACGGGTAATGTCTCAGGTAATACTACAATACCTGGCAATGTGCTTGTGGCTAATACTACAAGTAATGCAATTAGCACCTATGGTAGTGGCACAATTATTGCCTATGTAAATGAATTCCTTAATGTTCGTTATGCTAATTCAGGAACAGGCTCAAGTGGATTTGCCAATAGTCAAGCCAATGCCAATTACTATGGTGTATTCAATACCATAACTTCTACTAATCCTGGAGTCAGCAATCCTGCCAATTATCAATGGTTCCAAGTCACAGGTGGATTTGGCACTACTAAAACATTATATTATTTGTGCAATGGTGGTCGTCAAGTTCAATTGTCGGCCACTACATCAGCACCTAGTTCGGGTTACTTGCCTACTGTTAATAGTGTTCCTATTGACCTAGATGTAGTTACCACAGCCAACGGCACTCCGGGTGCTCGTGGTGCAATTGCCATGGCCTATGTGTTAACACCTAGTGATCCAAACACTGGCGGTAATACAGCCCTAAGCACTTGGTTTGCTGCCAGTAGAACTAATCTTGTGCCACCAATCGGAACTGGATTAACTCCAGTGTCAGGTGACACAGCCGATTTCCTATGGCCCACAACCAATGCCAGTGGAACTTATACATTCGATGGTGCAGGCTGGGCCAGCGCGGTCGCCCAGGTAGTTGCTGGCAATACCATCGTCAACGGCACTATCACTGGCAATACAATTGCCAATAGCACTATTACTGGAAATAATATCATAGTTGGCACTGTCAGCGGTGATGTTATTATTGCCAACACCTTAGCCGGTAATACTGTTATTGCCAATACACTTTATGGTAATGCTATTATTGCCAACACCATATATGGTAATGCTATTATTGCTAATACAATAAATGGCAACTCAATCATCGCCAATACCATCAGTGGCAACTCAATCATCGCCAATAGCTTTACTGCCAACAGCATTAATGGCAGTAGTATCAGTGCTGGTTCGATAGCAGCCAATACTATCAATGGTGGTAGTATTGTGTCTGGTAGTATTACTACTAATCAACTGGCAGCCAATGTGTTAACAGCCAATACTGTGGTGTCTACAGGTGCCACAATTGGCAACTTTGCCAGTCCGGGATTTTGGCTACAAGGATCAACTGGTAATGCTCGCTTTGGTAATACTGTCAGCATCGGTAGTGGCCTAACAGTTGGTAATAATGCCTCGATAGGCGGTAATTTAACCATAGGTAATAATGCCTTAATAGGTGGAAATTTAACTATTGCTGGATTAGTAACCAGTGGTGGATTAAATGCCAATACTGTTACAACCATTAATATGTTGCCTGGTAGTGTAAGTGAATTTCCAGTTATAGTGAATACTGGAACAACTATTTACGGTAATACTCTTAGTTCAGGTATTGCTTTTCCTTTATCAGGTGGATATGTAGTAAATTATGCCAACACCAGTTATTTTATTATTATAAGTCCAAGTTTTAATTTTAGTTTTAGTAGTAGAACTGGTGGTTCAATAACCGCTGGCGGCACAATTCAGGTTGATATGAAACGAACTGATACATTTGGAACTACTTCTGTATGGACTATAGTAGATAATGCTTCGGCCCCTGGAAGTGGATATTCATATGTAAATTTCAGTGGGTCTGGTTTGACTGATACTCCAATCCTGGCTGGTAATATTTCGTATCGTCCTTATGCTACCTATACTAGTTCTGCTATTGCTAATACTACTATTCATGTTCAAACTTATTGGACTATACAGATTGCCAAACGATGAAATTACTCGCTAAACCCACCTGGTTATAAGGAACCAATAAATATAATATGGCTCTAACAGCACAACAACTCGCAACGGCACTTGCCGCACAAAAACTTCAACAGAGTAAGGCACTTGCCGCTACTGCTAAAACTACTGCTGCACAACAAGCTGCCGCACAATCAGCCGCATTAACGCTGGCTAATCAACAGGCTGCCACTGCCAAATATAA